ATGATTTCACTATCTTTAGCCGTTGTTCCGGCGAAGGTCTTAGTAGACGGAACACACAAAATTCGCGTAGCGATTAATCACAAACACGAAACACGTTATATAGCAACGCGTTTCATAGTAGAGAACACCAAACAATTTAAAAAAGGGCGCGTAGTAGGTAGAGACGACGCGGTGCTCATTAACAAAAAACTCAGAACTTTATTAGACGAATATCAAGAAGCAATAGACAGAATCAACACTGATGCTTTTTCGTGTACCCAAATTCGCGAATATCTTTCACGCTATAAATCGGCAGGAACAACCGTGTCCGAGCGTTGGCAGGAATATATAGACGATTTAAGAGAAGAAGGAAGGGAAGGAACAGCCGGACTACACGAACGTTCTAAAAAATACTTTGAAAAGAAATTTTCAGATGCAGTTCAATTCGAAACATTATCTCCTAACACGATAATTGATTTCGAGAAATTTCTACGCACCAAAAAAGGATTAGGGGATACAACAGTAAGTATGCACATGAAGCGCTTTAAAGCTGTCATAAATGCAGCTAAAAAGGAGAATATAGTGCGGTATGAGATTGATCCATTCGCTTTTTATAATATGCCGGAATCTAGTGTACGGGAGCTAGATATTACTATCGAGGAATTTAATAAAATAAGGAATTGCGACGTACAGGAAAAACCTTTGCGAATGGCGCGAGATATTTTTATGCTTTCCTACTATCTAGGAGGAATAAATCTGATAGACTTAATGAAAGTAGATTTTAGAAACATCGAAGTACTAGAGTATATCAGAACCAAAACAACTCATACCAAGAGAGGGGAGAAAAGAATAAGCATATCAATCCCCGATGAAGCTAAACCAATAATAAAAAGATGGATTGGGAAAAATGGGAAGCTAGATTTTGCATATAATTACTCTTATGATAATTTCCGCAACTATGTGACAAAGCAAATTCAAAGGCTTGCCGATCATCTAGGGATAAATAAAAGAGTAGTGTACTATTCGGCTCGAAAATCGTTTGTGCAGCACGGATACGAGTTAAATATACCTTTAGAACTTTTAGAGTATTGCATTGGGCAATCGGTTAAAAAGAATCGCCCCATTTTTAACTATGTGAAGTTTATGCGCAAACACGCAGACGAAACAATAAGAAAAGTTATTGATCACGTTAACAATGTTGATAAATGGAACAAACTAAACTATATACTAACAACCTTAATAAATGAGTTTTCTAATATCAGCGCATGATTTATCGAAAATAATTCGCTTAAAACTTGCGCAATATACAAATGTATATTATCTTTGTAGAGTCAAATTAAAACACATAATAACAATGAGTAACGAAACAGATTATCTAATCAGCTTGTTAATGCAGAACAAAGCAAAAAAGAAAATGCTCGACTTTGTTTTTGAAAATAACAGCGATGCGGACGAAAAGAAAATGAACGCTATTCTCGATGAAAAACTAAGAGTTGAAAAGAACATCGAAAACATTGAGAAAGCATTGAAAGAACTAGAAAAGTAAAAATCTTCCTCCCTGAAATGGGAGGAATTAAAACTATAAATATGGAAAATTTAAAAGATGAATTAAAAAAATTACAGGAGCTTCTAAATAATCCGACACCGGAGAATGAGGCTCTGTATCAGAGTAAGTTTATCGAAATAAAGAATAGATTTGCCTCTAAAGAGGATGCAAATATTATAGCCGATTTTATCCTTAACGGATACAAAGAAGTCAATGAAGAATTAAAGGAGATAGAGCACGAAATCAGCGTGCGCAAACAGCTAGAAGAAGTGAAAGATGTTATATCTCTGTCGTATATTGCTAAGAAGTATTTCGGAAAATCCCGGCAATGGCTAAATAACAGGATAAACGGATGTATCGTCAATGGGAAACCCTGCAAGTTTAGTGAGGAAGAGAAGGAGCGTTTAAACTATGCTTTATCAGATATATCTAACTTATTAGGCTCGATCCGCATACTCTAATGCGTTTTAATTTGACACTAGCCCCGCAATTCGAGTCGTTGCGGGGCTTTCTCATACCTATCATAATTAACAGTTATCTAGAAAATATCAATAAGATTTTATGCAGTCTTATCAAAACGAGTATCAACAACCGTCATATTACTCCACCTATGTAATAGTATAAGGACCACTTGAACGGATTCCTATTTCTTTCTCTTCACCCCCATTAGAAAAAGACAGCGCTCTCTTGTTTACCACAAGATAAGGCATTTTATAACGTTCTAGGTCGAATAATCGACGTTCTAACTTTCCCATTTTCGAATATTTATAGTTCTTTTCTTTTTCTGTTAAATGTACATCTTTATCAATCTCAGTCTTTTGTATATCAAATTTTCCTCTTATATCTTCATAACTATACGAAGTAGGATCAGTCCATTTAAAACAGGAAGCCAACAACTGACAATAGCTTTCTTTTTTATCTACAAAAACAACAGGTAATGCCAAATTATCAAATGTGCTACAAGGAAATTCCCAATCATCATTTATATGAACAGAAGTATAATAAACACCTAAAATAAACTCGAACAAGTCATACTCTTTATCTTTATACCTATTTCTATTTTGGGTAATAATATGTTCAATTATAAGTTGAGGAATTATGTATTCTGGTTTAAAGAAAGAATCACGATTCAATACATATACAGAAGAGCTGAGAATAAGAGGTATTTTTTTCAATACCATACTAAGCCTACTATCTTTCAAATCTTCTTTTTTAGGTATTCTTAAATCTAAAACAGGAAACTTCTCATTAACGACAAATAGGGATACCATCATATCATCAAATCGAGGTTTCCTAAGCTCTTCCCAACAAGCGTTGATACTTGATCCCAAATATAGACATGGATATCCGGGAGCACTATAACGCTGCGTCTCAACTATCCCTCTTTTATCAAGAGGGATATGAAACATCTCTGTATAAGATTTTCGCCCATTAGTTTTAAAAACTCTGGCTCGATAAAACAAAGAATCTGGTAGAATTGTTAAATAACCATCACTATATAAGACATCTGACAATATTTCTTCTATACATTGATATGCAACGCTATACATGCCTTCAAAATACGCCTCTATACATGTCTCTATTTTTATATTACATAATTTTACATAGCTTATTACATCATCAATATCAGGACACAACTCTTTCTTATGTAACTCTAATAAATCTACATAAGATTCCAAAGCACCCACTAAAACATCTCTAAAATCTCCTTTATTATATTTTAAAGGCACTAGTTTCTTCAATTCAGTATAAAATTCGTCCATACATTCTTTTTTTATTGTTATCCACAAAAATACTAGAAAATATATTATCTGAGAAAATCACTACCTCACAATAATATATAAAAAACCCCGACTACACTTAGTCGAGGCTCATTCTTTTGGAATAAATAACGTATTACCTCTCGATTTCGAAAACTAGCAACTTTCCATAGAGAGATGATGCAACGGACACCCACGTCCATATACAAATATACTAATTATTTTTTAGATTTGAATATTATCTGACCGATTATTATCAGAGTAAACAAGATTATAATTCCGAACGCCCACCCACCCAACTCCATTTTAATAGTTTGCCATCGGCTTAACTGTTTTTCGACCGGGTAGGGAATTGGAATAGAATCGTGTTTAAGAATCGTATCAGTGCGATTCGTTGTTAGGTAGCGATACAGATACTTATATCTATACTGATAGATTGTGTCGCCTTTTACGAGCATATAAACACTGTCACGCTGATAGATACTATCAAATCGGATACTGTCACGCGTCTTATATTCGGTGCGCACGGACTCAACCGGGATGTATTGAGTTCGGCAGGACACGAAACATATTGCTAATATCAGCAATATGATAATATAAATCAATCGTTTCATGGTCGAACTACTGTATTACGCAAGAAATTAGGAAACTCGGAACGTACATCAAAACAGGGGCACGCCTTAATATATTCTTTCGGCTCTACCTCGCCGCTTCCGTCCAGATCGGGCGAAGTATCACGATGTCCGAGAACATCGATAATATCATACTCCTTGCAAAGTTCTGCAACTAGCTGCCGCAATGTTGCCTTTTGCGATGGCGTCCGTGTATCTGCGGGCTTTCCATTTGCATCCAAGCCGCCGATATAGCAAACACCGACACTATGTTTATTGTAAGATGATTCGCTAAAACCTTTCGTATTACAGTGCGCCCCGTCAACCGTTAAAGATCGCCCTTTTTCTATCGTGCCATCAATCCGAATGACATAGTTATATCCGATTTGGTTAAATCCGCGCGCTCGGTGCATACGATCAATATCTTTTGCAGTTAAATCCTGCCCGGCACGTGTGGCTGAACAATGGATGATAATCGAGTCTATTTTATTCATTGCTTTCCTTTTTGTTTTGATTGTTAATTGTAATTGGTCTACGTGGCGGAGTTCTCCGGCTGCACTCGCTGTCTGGTCTATCACATCGGTTGTGTTCCGCATCCTTTAGAACTAATTCAAGTTCGTAGTATTTGCGCATCCAATTCTGACAGTCTGCTTGCGATGTTCTCCATTCGCGATAAATCGTGTCTACTTTTTCGTCCCGTTGTTTTAATCGCTCGTCGTATCGCTCGATCTGCTTGTTCAGATTATCAATGATAGAAAGCAAGTTTTGCAACTCCATCGAGTCTGCCGTAGCCTTTTCCTTTCGAGCGTTCGTTTTTCGATTTGCTAGAAAAGTAACAGTAAAGCGGATCGCCTCTAATCCTCCTAATGCACCTATGATTTTTAGCCATTCATCCATGTCTTTTATTTGTAGCCTTGTTCGTCTGTTTTAGGTAGCTCTATTCGGCAGTCAACGACTCATTTACTTCCTTCAAAATATTTTCAAACATAGTAAGATGCGGGATAATATCACTATCCACAGGAAAGTTCATCGACTTATTGCCATTTTCGAATGACATACAACCTGAATAGGATTGATTCTCGGCATTACACTTATAGATGTTACATGACATGCGGAGTAGGTTCTTTCCATTATACACGTAAGAAACATGATACTCATACTCACCGCCTTTTGCAGTAGATTCGACCTGTGTAGTTCTCAAATTCTCTGTTAAATACTTTGTTTTCATAAATTCTGTTTTTAAAGTGATTAATAATATATAGTTCTATAATATATTTTTTGTGCTAAATCATTCTTTCGCAAGCGCTTCATTAACCGCTATCTGCACGACTGCGACAAAGTTAGTTCTCACGTATTCCTTGATGCGTTCCGCTTCGTCTGTTGACAATTCGACCTCACCATTTTTATAGATTCTCTGCGCTAACTCCAATTCCCCCAGATCGGCGGTTTTCTGGTAGATAGTATTACCTAACTCCTTACTTATATCGAAAGTACTCTTATTCCCTTCGATGTCTGTTACTTCGATTTTTCTAAAGTCTATTTTCATAATGTTTTGTTATTAACCCATACCAAATAAATTATTTACTCCGCTTTGCATAGCTCCTGTTATAAAGATCTTAAAAGACCAAGGAGAAATTTCAGTTTTAGCTTGACTAGCATAATTGAGACTTATTCTTTTTGTGTAACTTGAGTTATTGATCAATACTATCATTTTTTGTGTACTAGCATCGCAGACACAAGCGATATAATTAGTATTTCCGGATAATATGATACAGTCTACAGGTTGTCCATTATCTACCGGATATACATGTCTGACTCCTGCATTTCCAACTCCGTATACATGGAAGTATATTTCACCTGTATCATAACCATAATACTCCATTTTTGTCATTTTACTGTGTCCAAATTCACCCCTACACCACAAATCTGATGTATAAAAACGAAATGATCGCTTTTCTGTAGCATTATATCCTTGATGATATAAGTCACCCGAAACCCATGTTTTTGAAAAATTAATATTAAACGAAGATGAAACATTGTCCCCAGAACCGGAAACATTAAAAGCTATTTTTCCCTGTATTTTCCCGTTATTGTCAACCGCTTGTAATTCTTTAAATGTACCTGTAGCTCCATCTAACTTCTTAACTTTTAAATTATCTACGTCAATAAAATCAGTCACGATTTTACCACTAGTAATAAACGTTTTACCACCAACCAACATCGCACCCGTTGCAGGAAGTGAGAACTTTCCTTCTGCTGTCAGTTCTACTCCCGTAACATTGTGCTTAATCGATCCGCCTTTCATTAACCATCCTTGCGTCTTTGACAGATTACCAACAAACAAACCGGATGTACCTAGTATGTCAATCGTAGCGTTTTGGGCTACTAGTAACTGCGTAGCGACATTAATAAACTCATTAAATAGAGTCCATTTTGTTGAGTCGAAGGAACTGGAAGATGTATGACTCGTTTTACAGGAATAAGTATTTCCATTATAAATGACCGTATCCCGGTATTGGGAATTATTCACGTATGCCGTACTCGCTTTCCATTCACCACGCGGACGAATAAGAGCACCGGGCAACCCTGTTGCTCCTTGTGTTCCTTGTTCTCCCTTATCCCCTTTGTCGCCTTTGTCACCTTTGTCACCCTTCACCTTCGTCCAAGTATAAGCAGAAAACGTATTGCTGTCTGCCGCCGTGAAGTCGGTGTATTGTCCGATGTACGCGCCCGGAGTCTCACCATTGTTAGCCGTGAACGTCGTACCATTATCCGAGTATTTGATATGCAGATAGGTAGTCTTACCGTCCGCTCCGGTCGGTCCTTTGATACCTTGATCTCCTTTGGGTCCCTGCGATCCTTTCAACTGCACCCACTTGTACGAAGCGTACCCGGTCGGAGCGGTCGAACTAGTTGTTACAGCAGTTCCGATATAAGTGTTCGGAGTATCAGACATCGGATTACCGTTCGAGTTGGCAGAGTACTTCACATGGAAGAACTGTGATGTGCCGGGAATACCTTGCGATCCGGTAGGACCTGTATCACCTTTAGGACCTGTCGCACCTGTTGCACCTTTATCGCCTTTGTCTCCTTTGTCGCCCTTGTCGCCTTTCACACCTGTCTCTCCCTTAGAAGCATATTTAAGCCAATCCGTAGAAGTGTCTGACGGTTCTTGAACTGTCTTGTCCGCAATACATATCCATGTACTACCATTGTGTGTTACTTCATCATAATACCAATATGTACCAGATGTCCAAATGCCCTTAAAAGCGGGTACAGGAACTTCGGTTATCCCATCGTTAGATAATTGTTTGATAGTTCCGGTCATGTAGATATTGCGTAAATACGCACTATGTCCGGTCATATCAATACCGAATAGTTTCAAATTAGACAAGTCGCCTAATTGCATCGCGATCATGTCTTTTGTAATCTCCCAATTATTCACACCTACAAGATAACGGGAATAACTTTGCGTTGAGTAGCTAGACTTCTGCCGATCCGCATTCGTGAAGTTACCATACGCTACGAAGTGCATCAACTTAGTAGGATGATAAGAGAAGCCACTTCGAAGTACATATTTAAAAGTCGAATCGCTTAGTTTTTCGGTTATACGAAAATAAGCTGTCAGAAAGCCCGATTTGTTATTGAATATACCTTTGCAAATATCATCAACCGCTAAGCTTGCCAATTCGCCCGGTTCTAGTTTAAGAGTAATGATCTTGTTAGTCGTATCAATCGATTCAATGATACCGCCGCCCGGCGCGTTCCATTCTTCCCCGGCTATAACAGACACACGGTTATATCTTAGTTCGTCAGCCTCTAAAAATTCATTAACACGAAGCGATTTAAACTCTGCATCACCGGAAGCCTTGATTATCCATCCTAGCAACTTAGACGCATAATTAGCAGAGGAAATATCACCGGAAAACTTTGCGATACAAGCTGTCAAAGTCCCTATAACATCAATCCCACCTTTAAAGTGAATTAATTTTTCGGCAGTATCTTCTACAACTTTACTTAAATACTTTGCATCCGCGACTTCTTCCGTAGATACCTTGTGTAGTTTAAAATGATTCCTGCCATCCTCTTTAGAGATCGTTTCATCTTCAACCAAAAGATATAAACTCTTATCGCCTTTTACCGATATTGCCTGACCAAAATAGGGTACATAAGCCTCTGCATCTGTGTTACGTGCATATCTTAACGCATCTTCCATACTGTTCCAAGTATCAGTTGCATCGATGGGACGATCCGATGTCCTCCGATATTGGATCGCCAGACTAGCACCCGGTATATTTAAAGATGCTAAACCGGATAACAGGACATTAACTAAATTATCTTTATTCATTGTCATATAGTCTTAAAAGTAAATGTATCAGCGTCATTTGTCATAACAGATTTTATAACCCACATCTTATATGTAATCGCTTCACTACCGTTTGCTCCTTCTACCTTGATCTCGGAAGGTCCAGTACAAACGCCTGTATCCTCTATAAAATTACCCGGATAAGATGTCAATGTTAGTTCTTTTATCGTATCAGCCGGAATACAGATCACAAACATTTTCCACTGTCCTACAGGAAATTTATATATCCCTGCACCCTTATACAAGCCATTGGATAGTAACGAACGAACTTCCAATGAATTAGAAGGAATAGAGCTGCATACACCCGCAAACCATTTACGGAGTACATTAACACTAATCCTACTATTCAAAGTTATTTCGTCCAAATCATCACTCGCGGCAAAAACAGCCGTAGCGGTGTAGGTTTCTCCCTTCGTATAATTCCCTGTAAGACGACGTATTGCTGTTTGTGCAGCATTGACTTCCGAAGAGAACTCTAGTACATTCTCTTCGTTGTCATCATAATACGATTTAATCATAGCGCCGTTATCGTTGCGTGTTGCCGTATAAGTAAGTATACCCTTTGCCGATCCGTATTCTACATCGTTTGCTGTCGACAGCTTGCCTACAAGTGTAGCAGGAACAGGTTTATATAGCATTTTGCGAAATATTTGCTCATACCCCGTACCCTGCTTAAAGATAGCGCCCGGTGATATGTGCCCGGTCTGAGGCGCATTGACACGAATTTCTTTTGTTAATCCCGTATCGGAAACAGGACCGGAACTAGAAGAAGATTGAGAACCACCGCCGGAATTAAATATAGTAGTCCCGACGGGATAGTTCTTTGATCGTGGCAATGCAGGGATAGCCTTATTCTTTATTTGTATAGCCATTAGTTTGTATCATTTTACAAGTGAACTGTTCTGCCGCAAAATCTATTTCACCACCTGTAACGATGAAGTTTTTCCCATTCATATAATTGTCTGAGATCACAGATATAGGCGTAATAGATTCACTATTCTTTAATACCTGTGTTAACTTTATTTTGGTAGCTCCGTATTGGTTAATTATCCTTCTTATTAGTTGTTCTTCTGGACGTACTAAAGCGTTTTCGATGGATGAATAAAGATTATCCCTTAAATAGTCACTCCCTAACATTACCTTACTGTAACATGCTCCGTCATTATTGTAACTTGATATTTTAAATTCTATTTCATCAAGAGGATTAATATAGCTTTCATTCACTATATTCTCATAAATCCGATCCGAATTATTCTCTTCGATGTTATCATTATCTATAACCTTCTTTTTAAAATCTATTTTTATATCTTTTAAGAAAAAGCCATATCCGGACACTCCTTCCGGGAGCCATACCTTTTTTAAAATTTCAAATTCTAATTGTCCGAACAGATTAATATTGTTCGGAATCTCGATCACATATCCGGTCAAACCTTCGTAGGGCATACTTAGAGTTTTAGTATTTTCGTTTTTTACCCATTCATCCGGCTTCTTTAATTTAAAGTCCAAATCAAAAGTCAAATCTAGTCCCGTCGGTTTTGTAGTGGATTTAACCCAACCATTATTAGTGTAGTAGTAGTCACCTACAATTAATCTACATGCTATCTCCGTGCCAAAGACACCACCAGAATTATATTTCTCGTACGATGTCATATTACTAGCATTCAATGGATGACTATATGACATACTGATACCGAAAGCTCCATCAAAATACTTAATTGGTTTATTATCTTGGAACTTTAACAGCGGCGATCCTGTTCCTAATTGTTTAACAGCCGTTATCTGCTGCTGATTCACCACCGAAGTATATTTATAATCCGATACTAATTTAAACTGATAAAGATATTCCCAATTATAATCAGAGATATTTGGTTTGCCGTCATTCACTTCGTACTCGCACCTCTTAGCACAATAACCGCCTAGAAAATATCGTGTAGGTTCGTCTATGTACACATTGGTTACGCTCTCGTCTACTAAATTACAATAAGGCTTATTATCATTGAGATTCTCATAGCGTGGGAGTTTAAACACCTTGCTCTTTAGATACTGCCTTGTTTCATAATACTGTTTATAATTATAGGTTTTCCTTTCAGCAAACGTACTCAACTTCTTAAATTCTTCCTCCGATATAATATCATTGTAACAATAATTACTACACTTTATTGTCGTTTTGTTATAACCGGGAAGAATATCAAGGAAGTGCTCTGAACCCGCAAAACCAATCTCGGAAACTTTGAATCGGTTAGGGAACTGCTGAGTAAAAGATGTCATATCAAGATTGTACTCGTGATATGTTCCTTTGTGGTCTACATCAACAAAATATAAATTTCCCAACCAATCTACACAGGTCCAATTCAAAAACTTGCAAGTTTCTTCTAAAACCTCTTTTAATGTCATCGCCTTGTCGTCCTCGTCAAAGAAGTTTTGTTCGCTGATCGTTAACTCCTTTAATATGTTTGATTCTTTATTATAACTAGATTGATCTTTAGCGTACACATGAGGAATAAAGACGGAGGAATAACACCCGCGAGACTCAGATATGAACATTTTTAATAACTCCCAGATGCTTATAAAACTTCTAGTATCACTCCTACCCTGTTTATAATTGATATATTCTAGCGTACCCATTGCAGAAATGCAGTCTATTTCTAGCTCGAATTTGGTAGATGTGTAATCCTGCGTATAAAGTTCCGGTTTTACAAATCCCGTCCAGACAATGTTATTTTCACGTTTAAAATTCACCCTATACTGTTGATACCCGGTAGAATATAAACTTTGCAAATAATCACCACCCACAACACGAATCACCGCTTTTGAGAATCGAGTAGGAATATACAAGAAATCTTCGTCCTCAATCGAAACAGAGAAAGGAGAACTACCACTACCGACCAAGTCAACAGAATCGCCCGTATAGTTTTCCTTTTGTATCTCAATCAAATAAGAAACTTCCTTTCGAGATTTGAAAGGAAGTGTGTATATTGTACCGTAGTTTACCATAGTCTTTTACCTGTTTTCTTGATGTGATTATGTAATGCTAAAAATATGCGATCTCCTTTTATTTCAACATCGCTATATAAGCGAATATCATCGTTCCCACTCGGTGCTATTTTCTGCGATAGCGAACCGTATAAACCCGAATTAAGCATACGAAACAGATTACTTTGCTGCGACCCGTTCAATATCATTTCGCCGCTATTCAATAAAGCCGGAACTTTATCGCCTGTAAATGATGTGCCCGGAACAATACCACCCGTTGCATACTTCGGCATACTTGACATAGCGGCAATAATAGCAGCAACACCCGCCAAACCTAGAGCAATACCGACAAAGGGGATTCCTGCGTGAGCTTTTAAAACCTCACCCCCTGCTGCCGACATATTCGCGATTGCACTTTTACGCGCCGTTTCCGCTTCTACCTCATTTGCACCCGCCATTTCAAGTATCTTCGGAATAGCTTGCCCGACAGTTGACAGGAAACTAACTCCCCATTGCAGGACGGAAGCCGTATTATCATCGAATAGACCCGACATACTCCCAACGACTCCACTAATATTTGCAAGCGATTCGGCATACTCTTGATTCAAGTCTATATCCTCTTTTTTAAAGAGTGGATCGTGTTTAGGTAACTTGAAATCTTTTCCGTTCTTCCCATGTGTTGGAACTTTATCGTATGTAGGCTTAACGGGAATTGGCAAAGCACCGTCCTTCATTTCACCGTGAGCGATTTTAAATGCCTCCTGATCGACTACAAATTTTAGATTAATCTTTTTTTGCTCTAGCTCATTTATTGTTGCTTGAATCGTTGCACGCGCTTGCATGTCGGTTTCAGCAATCAGTTTTTTGTTTTGTGCTGCCAACTGAATATTTATCGCTTCAATACTATTGCCGCTTTCCTCTATTTGCAATTTTATTTTTTTTCGTTCTAGTTCGTTGATAGTAGCTTTAATTGTCGATTTTATTTGTACATCAGTCTCGGAAATAAGTTTTTTATTTAACTCTGAGATTTTAGTATCATACCACGCAACAGAATCTACTTTGGGAGTTTCTTTAGGAGTTGAACCTTTTAAACTATTTTGTAGCTCTAAAGTACGTTTATCGAAATCGTACATACGTTTCTTTAGATCATACGTATACTCGTAATTTTTTGTCATTTCTATTCGATTAGCATCATTGTCCTGATTGAGAAAATTCTGCTTTTCGAGTTCTGCGTTCTGCTGAATAAATATTCTTTTTTGTGTTTCTAAATCTTGAAGTTTTTGCCGCATTTGCATTTTAGTTTCTCCGGTAAATTCATTAGTATCACCTTTTGTGGAGTTGATTTTGCCTCGCATTAGATTCATTTGCTTATCATACTCTGATAGTTGCTTTTGATAAGCAGTAAGAGCACTTTTCTCCTTTCTTGTTGAAAAGTCATTATTATTAATAGATATATATTTATGTATATCATCAATATTGAAATCTTTGCGTCCTGTTCTAGTATTCAAAGATTGTATCAATTCTTTTTCGGCACCTGATAACGTATCGTCTACATCTACTTTAAAATTATCTTTTAAAGATTGGAGACTTTTAAAAGCGCTTTCGCGTTCTTTACGACTTTTTGTAGTATCTCTAATTATTGATTCAAATTTGGTAAACTCAGCTTCAAACACCTTGTTATTAAATCCCATAGATAACTTAGCGTCGGCTAATGAATCACGCAAGGCAGATAGATTCTTCATATTAGAGATGGTGCTTAATATACCATTATTAAAAGCTTCGAAACTTCCAGACGATAATGATTGAAAGAATATATCAACAGTTCCTTTGCAAGCATTTAGAGTATTATCAAATTCATCACTGGTTGATTGAGTGGAACGAATTACTTTCATGAAAGACTCACCCGCCCCCATGGCTAGTCCCACTCCAGCAGCAAATTTAGCTATTCCAGCCCCGGCAGATTTAGCCATATTGCTAATATCACCCTGAAAGCGATTTACACTACCTTTTGACTTTTCCAAATTCGCGTCGAAGTCATTCGTTTTAAGTAATAGTCGTGTTACTATATCAGACATCTTTATTCGTGTTTAATTGTGATTCAAATGCTTTCGCTTTAGCTCTAAGCCGTTTCATATCCTCGTTAGTTACGCTAGTATCTTTCTTCTCTTCTTCATCCCACGGGAAGCGGAGTATGTCGGTTTGCTTTAGTGTCTTTGTGCTATTCGATTGTGCTATAATGTAGCCTAGCAATCTAGTTTGCTCCCATGACTCGCGATTGCGTCGATTCAATCCGTCTAGAAACGATTCGACCTCGATAAAGCTCATTTTATCGAGGAAGTAATCAGGAGCGATACCGCCCTCTCCGACAACACGCGAATAGAGTTCGCGGATACTTACTGCTTTTTCTTCCGCGTCGTCACCTTCTTTTTTTTTACGTCATTTCCTGCCGACTGCGAACGTAGTTTAATCTCGTCCAAAAGAAGCGTCTTAAACTGATTGAATAATGTCAGATCGCTTTCGCACGAATCTATAAACTCGTCAAATTCCATTGTGAACGATTCGTTATTTGCAAGTAGGAACGAATAAAACAAAAGAAATTCGTCTATCATTTTACCGAATTGGAACGGATAGCCGGATAGATTTTCAAAGATGAAGAACGCCCGAAGCGAGTATTTCAGTATAAATTCTTTCCCGTTAATTGATATTGTTTTCATTGAGAATAGTTTTAGAGCGGCAAAACGCCGCCCATGATTACTTACTAGCAGGTACGGTAGTTTCTTTTTTAAGCGGTCCCGTACCTTCAAAGGAAATTGAGAAAGTCGCTTTATCTCCATCTGGCGCATTCGCTTCTAAAGAAGTAATAACCGCCTTACCAGTGTAGGAACCGGGTGCAAGCGTCCACCCTGCTACAGGCATTTCGTTTTCATTCGCATTAGCTACAATGCCAAAATTCAGTGTAATAGGTTTATGCGCAATAAACAAGGCAAACAACTTGTCGTAGCTATTCGCGTCAGCGTCAGCACTAAACAAGTTATCACTCGAAGCGTTCCAAGACAGCTTTTTAATGTCCTTTTCAGTCCAAATGCCGGAGTCCTTACTTTGCGTGTCGATAGTTTCAGCCGACAAACCTAGTTTACAGGAAGTCGCTAAGGCTAACGCTTTACTCTCTGCGAATAGCATCATGTCCTTTCCTAATGCTGCTTTTGCTTTACTCATAATTTTAATCGTGTTTTATTAGTTACTCATTCTGTTTTAAAAGAAAATACGAGGCATTGAATAAAAGTATCTTCAATAAAATCTTCGTCCGCACTCATTAACTTTGCGTCAATCACATCGAAACTGTCGTAGCTTCCTCGCTTATTCTCTAATGCCTTGCGCACTTCCTCCGCGATAGTAATAGAGTTCAGATAATTGTCGCTAGCTACAACGACCTCAACCGAAACAGTATCCCCGGTCCCGTAACGATCTTTTGTATACTCCGGTACTAGAGAGCTACGTTTGTAGATTACGAACGGAAAAGATGTTTCCGTTTTGGTTGAGATCGCATAGATTTTATCAGTAACCAACTTTGCCAACTCCGTAGAATCGCTTAGTCTCTTATATACGTGTGCGCCTATTGATAAACTCATTTCTTTTTATTTACTACTTTCATTATAGAATCAATAATATTTTTCTCTAGTGAGTTTTCCGCTTCCTTCTGTTTCGATTTAACCGCGTTGGAAAAGAAGTGAGAAGCATTTATAGTACCTCTATAAGCTGCTTTTTTGGTAACGCGCTTTTTATTAGTCCAGAAACTTCTAGTACTAGATTCTTTCGTAAATCGTTCCTTCGTTCCAGATTCGAACCATTTTAGCATATAAGCGCGCGATCCTTTTTTTCTCCGGTCTAATAGATCAACACGCGCACCGGACGCATTACGGTAAACAGCTATGTTTATTTCGTTCTTTAGCGGTTTAAAAGACACGCCATTTTTAGTACTCCCAAACTCCGCATCCGTAACGGCAGAAACTAAATTCTCTTGCGCCTGTTTACGGATGATAAGAATAGATTTTCTTAATGCCGATTTGATCGCTTTCTTTGCTTCATCGTCATTTAAACGGTCTAGCAATTCGTTTACCTTTTTCGCGTCCACTTCGACGCGATATAAGTTCCGTCCGGTGTAGTTGTCATTACTCATTGATTACCTCCGCTTCTATGACCGTTGCCTGCTGCTTCCGATCGTGATTGATAGATAGAATCTTATATTTCTGCCCGTCGTATTCGATCCGCATTTTAGCGTTGACCTCTTTACAAATGCGAATCATTATCGTGTTTACGGTCGTATTATAGATTTCGCCGTTAGCCTCTTTTCGTGCACCAGACTTAAAACGGATATACGCACGCTTATCGAATACTTTCACCCAACTTTCAGACGTACCGCCGAGGCTATCCCGGATTGATTCACTACGATAAAAGCCGATCATTTCGTTTAATAATCCCGCTTGCATTATGTGTATCGCTTTAAAGGTTGCAGTAATAGTTCTACGTGTCCCGGTATTACTTGCGGTGTGGCAAATGTAACCGATTCACGATTAGCATAATAGTTCGCAATAAGTATGCGGATTGCGTGCCAAATACGACGATCAATTTTCCCCTCCTTTGCAAAACCTTCCAACGGAGCGTTTAAATACGCCTCTATTGCAAGTTGAACGGGTTCAATAAGTTCGGTTATATATGTATCGTCCGTATCAAAATCGACATTTAAATGCTGTTTGAGTTCTTCGAGTGTTACGTATTGTGGCATAATTATAAGTATGAAAAAAGGCTAAGGCTATGAAGCCAAAGCCTTTTCGTTTTTAAGTAGTTAGTAGTGTGTTATGCTTTTGCAACTTTTGCAACCGCTTTCTTCTTCGCGATTGCGAATGCCTCTGGGCGAGCTACAACAATGTCATACTTTGAGTTTAGCGTAAACTTCGTTTCGTTAGTGTCTGCTAGAGTCACATCGTCAATAGTCATTCGAATTTTTCCCCATTGACCGATACCAACGTTCGAAAAGACACCGAAGCCGAGTTCATCCGCACCCATGTAATTAGTCATGTACACCGGATAGCCATTCATCATCCCGTCTTTAAGAACCATTTCGGGAGAACCTTTTTCAATACGTGTAGTTTTTAATTTACCGCACATTTTCGGACTGCAAATATATGCTGCCGTTCCGTCAGTAACATCTACGTTTTCATCCATTACTGCGGTTTCTAGCGCTACAACGTCCTCGAATGTGGGAGCAACTTCATACTCCACTGTTGGAGAATCTTTCACAAACACACCTTTTGAGGCAAGTCCCTGCTTTTCTCCGGCAAACATAATCTTATTTAATGTACGAGCAGTTGACAAAGACAATTGTTTAACGGTGACATCAAACAAAGCATCGTTTGTCTGATCAATTGCGTCGTTAGACAATGGGATAGAAATACCCAAACGCCACGGATGCGCCTTTAAATTACCAATATCCAGTTTTGTCGGATTTATTTTGGTGTTCTCGCCTTCAATTGTAGCTTCTACAGCCGCCAATGTCGGAAACATCAATTCGCCAATCAAACCGTATTGCATCTTAATACCCAACTTATTAACAATAAGCCCCTTTTCAAGCGGTTCGATAATATCGCCGATTGTTGTCGGGATCATCGGAGCGGCATCGGTTGAACTTGTTCTTACAGGATCACCCTCCGCACGCATAGAGAAATTAAGCCCCTTTGCATCAGCAAAATTCCCGTATTCTTCCAAAGAACGATGATTGCAAACGTCATATAAAGCCTTTGCAAAGATAGCTCTTTTGTTTTCTGGCAAAATTGCAGATTTGCTACTTTCCAGACTTCTAAGAGTCTCGTCAATAACGATCTGATTTTTACGAGTCATTAACTCGTTGAATTTAGTCTGTTCTTCGTCTGTCAGACTTCTTTTTTCTGTTTTTGCTTGTGATAACAGATTTCTCATTTGCTCTTTAAGCAGAGCTACTTCTTCAAGTTTTGTCATGTCAAATAAATTTTTCTAAGTTTTCTATTTCGGATAAATAATCACTATTTGTGTCACCATTAAGAAGCTGTTCTATATTTTCAAGGCTTCTAACTGTTACATCTGTACCAAAAAAGGCAGGGTCTGAAACAGGGGAAATATCAGATATATAATCAACTCCGTGTGGTGATAAATGTACTAACAAACCTTAAACGATTTCATCGTCCGG